ACACAAATCATCTACTACGCTTTCCTACGCCGTATTCAGAAAGAGAAAAAGCAACTAGAGATCAAAGGAAAGATCCTAGAGCGTTCAGGATATGACGAAGTTATGCACACTGACACATACGATGGTACAATGTCAGGCATGAATGCTTCTTATTCTGACATGGGTAGCATCAAAGAGAATATTGAAACTAGAATGAATCGATGAAAAAAATTATTCGTAATGTACAACAAAATGTTTCTGCCACTAGAATGACCTTTCTTTCTGTTGCTTTTGTGGTAGCATTGGGGAACACACTAACGGGATGGGGTACAGTCTCTTTCGTTCTTTGGATTCCCCCAATCGCATTAACTTTGGCAGCAGTGACTGGAGTATGTCCATTTCTGATTGTGTGGCAAAAGTTAGGATTTAAGTAATGAGTGAACAACAAGATTATGAATGGCATGAAACACCATATGGAAAATTCCGTGTCGCACAGAAACGCTTTGGAACGTGGACTAGCTATGGTGAGGATGGCAAGGAGTACATCACAGGAATCACGAAAGATAGTGTCTTGGGAGGAACGGCATTCTACTTGGAAGGTAGAGCTACTAACTGGGCAAACTATCAAGACTCCAGTAAATTTGATGGAACTGTAGGGGGTAAACTATAAGTATGAATTCTTCCTTGGGTGAAAAAATACAAGTAGTTGATAATTTTTTATCGAACCAAGATTTTCAAACTATAGTTTGTGAATTAAAACAAGCGAGATGGGGGTTTCAATCCTCTGATAATACGAAGAGTACTAATGAATTCTTACTGTATGATGTGTCAGAGAAAAAATACTTCAATGAAGAACTAAACAAAAAAATTCAGAAGTATTTTTCTTTAGACTGCAAATGTGATAGAATATATTTTAATGGTCAATGGCCAGGTAGAGACGGTGACTTTCATGTCGATCCTTCTTTAAAAACGTTTCTAATATACATTAGTAACTACAATATTTCTTGGGGAGGATTCACTCATTTTTTTGAACCCCCTGATCACGAATACATGGTATCACCAAAAACAAATAGAGGAGTTTTATTTCCTGGAAGTTTGTTTCATAAAGCGTATTCTTTTTCAAATCAAAACTGTCCAATGAGAATAAGTCTTGCTTATAAATTTGTATGAAAGTAGCATTAATCACTGACCAACACCTTGATGGGCGTAAAGGATCTCTAGCATTCTGGGATTACTTCCAGAAGTTCTATGACAACGTGTTCTTTCCTACCCTAGAAAAAAAGAAAGTCACTCATATCATTGATCTTGGTGATACCTTTGACAATCGTAAGTCCATGGACTTCAACACCTTCCATCGTGTGAAGTCACATTACTTCGATCGACTCCAAGGTTATAAAGTGCATATGCTTCTTGGCAATCACTGCACTTATTACAAAAATACCAACCGCATCAATTCACCAGAACTTCTACTAGAGCAGTATTCTAACATCACAATTTATTCTGATCCAAAGCATCTTACTTTGGGTAGCAAGAAGTTCCTGATGTTGCCTTGGATCAACAGGGAGAACAATGATGAGGTTATGAAGCTACTTGAAACTTCTGATGCTGATATCTGTTGTGGTCATCTAGAACTAGATGGGTTTGAGGTAACACCAGGAATGAAGATGGATCATGGTATGGATCCAAAACTATTCCATCGTTTCCATCGTGTATGGTCGGGACATTTCCATCACAAGTCAAAGAAAGGAAACGTCCAATATCTTGGCAACCCTTATCAGATGTATTGGAATGATTACAAGGACACTCGTGGATTCCATATCTACGATACTCAAAGTGATAAACTTGAGTTTATCCCAAATCCCTACGAGATCTTCGAAAAGATTGTCTACGACGACACGATGGGGAACTACAACGAACTCGATGTGTCTGATTATAAAGACAAGTACATCAAGATCATCGTTAGCGAAAAGCGAGACTACCAAATGTTCGAAACATTGGTTGATCGTCTTTACAACATAGGCGTCCATGATGTCAAGATTGTAGAAACTCTAGTCGATGAAGACTGCAAAGAGGACATTGAAATCTCCGCAAAAGACACATTGACTTTGCTTAATGAGTATATTGATGAGGTAGAGATGTCTGTAGATAAATCGAGTTTGAAGAACTTGATGAGAAATCTATATATTGAAAGTTGTAACGTTGCCTAGCATGTACATCGTAACCCTAGAAGATCACCCAGACGGTGTTTACTCTGTCTTTGACCAAGATGAAGATAGAGTAATTCCTATCTTCCAGGAAGAAGACGATGCAGACAGATACCTTATGATGTTGGAGGATGATGAAGATTACCCACCAATGATGGTCGTAGAGGTTGACGACCATGTTATAATTACAGCATGTCAGGAACGAGGACATAAGTTCTCGATCATCACTCCTGACGATTTTTTGATCCCGCCTGATGATGTAGAATGATTATTTTTAAAAAGATCCGTTGGAAAAACTTTCTCTCAACGGGAAATGTTTTTAGTGAAGTGGATTTGCAAGGAGCAAAAACAAATCTAATCGTTGGGAACAACGGAGCAGGTAAGAGCACTATTCTAGATGCTCTTACCTTTACTCTGTTTGGCAAACCATTTCGTAAGATCAATAAACCTTTGCTGGTTAATAGTATCAACGAAAAAGACTGTCATGCTGAAATTGAATTTAGCATCGGTAGAATGGATTACAAAGTGGTTCGCGGGATCAAACCAAACAAATTTGAGATCTATTGTAACGGGCAGTTGTGGAATCAAGAATCTTCCGCTGTAGATCAACAAAAGAACTTCGAACAGAATGTTCTGAAGATGAACTACAAATCCTTTACCCAGATCGTGGTGCTAGGTTCCTCAACTTTCGTTCCTTTCATGCGTCTTCCTCTGGCACAACGCCGTGAGATCATTGAAGACATCCTTGACATTCAAGTGTTCTCTACGATGAATGTTCTTCTCAAAGATAAAGTCAGGGAGAACAATGAAGAGATCAAGACACTTGACTATCAACTTCATCTCTTGGAAGAGAAGATTGATCTTCAGAAGAAGTACATGCTTGAACTGGAGAAGAAGACTAAAGAAGAGATCACCAGAAAAGAAAATAAGATCGCTGAATTGTTACAGAATGAAAACAACCAGCACAAAGAAGTTGCGCGTCTAACTTCTGAAGTCGAAAAACATTCTAAAGAGATGGAAGAGTTGTCAACTTCCTCTGGTAAATTGAAGAAGTTAAACACTTTTCTCTTTAAAATACAATCAAAACTTTCATCATGTCGGAAAGAACATGACTTCTTTACTGACAATCATGTATGTCCTACCTGCACTCAGGACTTGAGTGAAGAGTTTAGACAAAGTAAGATTACTGAGGGAGAGGGAGAATTAAATAATCTTCAGACGGGTCTTGAAGATCTGCTGGATGCAATCTCTAAAGAAGAAGAACGCGAAAATGAATTCTCAAGACTATCGCAAACTGTACTTAGCCTCAACTCTTCTATTACTCAAGCGAATTATCAGATTACTACCATACGAAAAGGAATCAGTGATATAGAAACTGAGATCAAAGAACTGGAAAGTAGCAACCCAGACAAGAAATCAGAGTTCGTCAAACTCGAAGGTCTTGTAACAGAAAAAAAAGATTTCGGCAAGACCTATGCTGAATACAAGAAGGATCGTGATACACTGTTAGTAGCATCGCAGTTGTTGAAAGACAACGGGATCAAGACACGTATTATCAAAACGTATCTCCCAGCGATGAACCAGATGATCAACCAATATCTCCAGCGTATGGATTTTTATGTCAACTTTACGCTGAATGAGAACTTTGAGGAGATCATCAAATCTAGATACCGTGATGTGTTCTCATATGATAGTTTTAGTGAAGGCGAAAAATCTAGAATTGATATTGCTTTGCTGCTTACTTGGCGTTCTATTGCTAAGCTTAAGAATAGCGTGGATACTAACCTCCTTATTCTAGATGAAATTTTTGACAGTTCATTGGATCAGCAAGGCGGTATGGATCTGAGTTGGATTCTCCGCAACTTTGATGATAACTCTAATGTCTATGTCATCTCTCACAGAGAAAACTTGGATGGTAAGTTTGATAGAACCATGACAGCGGTGAAGGAAAAGAACTTCTCCGTCATCCAGGAGACAGTTGCTGAACTGGACTAGGGGTGCCTTCGGGCACCCTTTTTGCGTATATACTAATGGCATCAACGGAAGACGCCATGAACCAGGAGATCAAAGGAAACCTCGCCCGCCTGCTCGCTACCGAGAACCTCATTGTAGAGCACCGTAAGGTCCCTACAGCGTCGTTTGACGTTGACCGCCGTGTGCTTACCCTGCCTAACTGGGACCGCGCTTCTAGCGTCGTATACGATATGCTAGTGGGTCATGAAGTAGGACACGCCCTTTTCACTCCCTGTGATGACTGGACTAAGGTTCACGATTGTCCTAAAGATTTCGTGAACGTGATTGAGGATGCGCGTATTGAGAAGTTGATGAAGCGTAAGTATCCTGGTCTTCGTAAGTCTTTCGCTGGTGGTTATCAAGAATTGAATGATCAAGACTTCTTTGGTTTGGGTGGCGAGGACCTGAATACTTTTAGTCTGATCGACCGTATCAATCTTCACTTCAAGATTGGTGCTAGTGCTATGCTTCCCTTTGCTGAAGATGAGAAGATCTTTGTAACTCGCACAGAGAATGTTGAGACCTTTGATGAGGTCTGTGAGATTGCTGTTGATGTGTACAACTTCAGTAAGCAAGAGAAAGAACAGGAGCAAGCACCTCCCGAGATGCAACCCCAACAATCCACTCAAGGTGGGGGTGGTTCCACTCAAGATGGGGGTATGACTCACGAGGAGATGCTTGAAGAAGCAGAACGCCGCGAAGAAGAGAATGCCAATGAAGGTTCCCCCGTTGGCAATCAATCTAAACAACGCCAAGATGTGCAAAACTCTGGTGATCTAGATGAACCTGGCGAAGAAGGTTCTAAAACTCAAGATGCTTTTGACAAAGCAGCAGAAAGTCTTACCAATCGCCATGCTAACAATCCCATCTATGTTGAGATTCCTGATACTATTGAGTTGACTGACTACATAGCAGATTGGACTGAAGTTCATGACTGGATCGATGAGCAGCGTGAGGTGTTCTTTGCTGGTGGTGATAAGATTGAACGCTCTGATCGATATGATGATGTAGATGCTGCCTACCGTGAGTTTCGTAAGCAATCTCAGAAGGAGGTAAACTACCTTGTCAAAGAGTTTGAGTGCCGTAAGTCTGCTGACGCTTACGCTCGTGCTGGTCAATCTAAGACTGGTGTTCTTGATACTACTAAGTTGCATACTTATAAGTACAACGAAGATCTCTTCAAGAAGATGACCATTCTGCCTGATGGCAAGAATCATGGTCTCATCTTTATTCTTGACTGGTCAGGTTCTATGCAGAATGAGTTGCTGCCTACGGTTAAGCAACTTCTGAACCTTACTGCGTTCTGCAAGAAAGTTCATATTCCTTTTGAGGTGTATGCTTTCACCAACGAATACTATGCTGTCCGTAGAGCTCAACAAGGTAAGGATGAGTACATCTCTAATGAGGAATATTTTTCCTATCATGGATGCAAAGAGGGTGAAGTGTTCCTTCACAAAGGTATGTTCCACCTGATGAACTTTGTTTCATCTCGTTCTAATGCGAAGAACTATGAGCGTATGTGTCTCAACCTTTTCCGTGAGGCATATGCTTACAAGAATTATGTTGCTTATCCCACCACTGCTGGTATCGGTCTCTCTGGCACCCCTTTGAATGAAAGCATCATCATGCTGAACTATTTGATTCCTGAGTTCAGGAAACAGAATGATATTCAGAAAGTAAATGTCTGTGTCCTTACAGATGGTGAGTCTTGCCAAGCATCCTATGGTAGGAAGTTCTATGACGATCACAAAGACGTTAGTTATGTTCGCCCTCGCCGTTTAGAGTACAACACCACCCTGCGTGATCGCCAAACTGGTCGCGTATATCCTATGATGGATGGATGGGAACGTGCTACTAATACTTTCCTTCGGCAGGTTCGTGATCGCAACCCTGGTGTAAACGTAATTGGTTTTCGTATCATGGGTGGCAGTCAACTCACTAGTTTTGTTAGTGGGTATGGTGATCCTGCTTACTATGCTGAAGTTCAAAAGCAATGGAGGAAAACTAAGTCCGCCATCATTCCTATGCCCAAAGGTTATACCGCTCTGTATGCCATCGGTAACAATTCTCTTGACAGCGATGCTGAGTTTGATGTAGAGTCGGGTGCCAAGAAAGGCGACATTACCAAAGCGTTCAAGAAAATGCTTGGTTCCAAATCTACCAATAAAAAACTTCTTAGTTCTTTTGTGGAGTACGTATCTTGAATATATTTGTAACACATCCCTTCCCCGCTGAAAGTGCCATCTGTCTTCCCGATAAACATATTGTCAAGATGCCACTTGAATGCTGCCAAATGCTTAGCATTGTGGCTTCTCCTTGGTATCACTCTTACGGAACTCTGGGAAAAAGAGACGGGACGCCCTATTCGACAGAGAAAGGTGCCTTCCGCAATCATCCGTGTACACAATGGGCAGCGAAGACCGTGGATAACGCCTACTGGCTTATCAAATGGGGACTGAATTTATGCGATGAGTACACTTTGCGATACAATAAAACTCATGCTTGTGAGAATACTTTGGTGCAGGCATACTACCTTTTCCCAAAAGGTAAGTTAGATAAAGTAACACCTTTCGCCAGGGCTATGCCCGATGAATACAAATATGATACGAACATCTCTACGTTCGATGCTTACAAAATGTATATCGCTAGCAAGCCCTGGGTCGCAAGCAACTACCTCCGTATGCCAGTTCGCAAACCGTCCTGGGTCTGACCCCGAACCGCCAACTCTGCCCTATAATAAGTACATCAACGCAATGACCTCCATGCCCCGCAAGTCCGA